ATCCTGTGGAGTTATCTGCCCTTGTATTCTATTGGTAATTGATGCAGCATCGTTCATAGTTTGTTGTTTTTTTATTTGCTTTTGCGCACGTTTGTTATTTAAATATTCTGATATACCAAGTGATCTTCCCGTAAGAGCTGATACTGCAGCAAGAGGAGCAAACACATTAGAACCTATTCCTATAAGTCCTGCAAGACCAGTAGCTTGTGCTGCGTTTAAACCTATTTTACCAGCTGCATATTCTATTGCTTTATTTTTTATTATATTACCTGCAACTTTTTTAAAATCTGGTAATCTCATTTCATTTTCTGGTAGTAGTGGAGCTATACCTGTTGGCTGTAAGGGTTCATTAACCATCTGATACTGTTGATCTCCAGGCACAAAAAAATCTGGTTCCATTATCCCCTCATTCCATCTAATTGAACATCTGCTCTAAAAGTTCCAAATCGCCAATTTTCGTCTGTACTAGTATTAGCAATTTTTAAACTAGCAAATCTAGCCCTAGCTCTTGTATCTACCTTCTGTGTTGATCCGGTGACCGTGAATGGTCCTAAGGGAGATGATGCTTCTGTATCACTAGGAAAATCTCTAAGTAAAATAGTTACCTGTGCATTACCTTGTATGGTTTTAAAATCAGGCACAAATCTTCTCATACTCATAAAAAATTCTGCACTTGTACCATCAGGATTTAAACTAAAGTCTCCAGACTCAATAAACGCTGGAATAGCAGTTTTGTTACCAGATGTGTCTACTTCATTAACACCTTTTTCATGCTCAAAATATTTAGTAGATCCATTTATATTTGTAACACCTTGAATAGTTGGAAAGGTAGGTAATCCTGTAGAATTAAATTCTGTTGCATAAGGATTTTCATAAAGATTAGCATCAACCCAAGTAGTTCTTGATAGTGATCCAGTTACCCAAGTGCCATCTTGATAATTATAACATACATATCTATCATTAAAACTAGATGTTGCTTGTGGATAGTACCAACAAATTTCCTCATATAAATGATTTAGACCAACATAAACTGACTCTCCAGCAGAATAATTCACTCCTAAATTACTACCATTTTTAGTTGTAAAGACAAAATCTTCAACTGCACAAGGTAGTGATTTTACAGTACCATCAAATGCAAAAAAACCACCAGACTCACCCATCCAATAAACAATACCATTTACATATTTCATAGCATGTTGACCAATACATCCACAATTAGAACCTACTTGTCTAATAGAGAAAGTAAATGGAGGACCAACAAACTGCATAACATATGCAGCGTTATCCGTTAAAATGAATGTGTAATCTTTTCCTTTTATTGCACCTACTATTTTAGTTCCTGAATCTAGTCTAAACGTTCCTGCTGTATTAACTGACGTTGGTGTATAATCAGAAATATTTTCTTGATCAGAAAATCTTATAAACATTTTGTCTTGTGTTCCTGGTGATCCTATTGTTGTCTCTGTTCCTAACATTATTAAGTGTCTGTCTCTATCAGAAACTAAAGACATTACAGATGCAGTTGGTGCATTAGAAATAATTGCAGCTCTCGTATTCAAAGCGTTAGCATTAGAATTTATAGGATTCCAAGAAAAAGATTGACCATTTTTTATAGTAGCAATAAGTTGCTCACCAAAATTATCTAAAGACCAAGATGCAGGATCAACAGTTAAAGTTTGAGATAATGATTCAATACCCCATCCTGTAAATACTTCAACCCCTGCTCCACTAGAATGTGCAGTTCGTGTGCCTGCTGCTTCTCTTGTGATTCCTGTAAGATCGTTACTTGAAATCCCAGTGTAAGAAATAAATTCAGCTCCTACTTTAATAGTGCCTGTGCTTGGAAATCCAGTAGTAGAGGCTAGCGTGATTGACGTTCCTGAACCACCAGTACCAGCAGTGTCATCTAATAAAGCTCCGTTTAATGTGCTAAACACTTGTTGTCCACCACCCCATAGTCCTGTTCCCCATCCAAATCCAAATGTTGAACCTAAAGCTCCTGGTTTTATATATGGAGTAACTGTTGCAGATCCAGATCCGTTGACCGTTGTTCCTGCTGCGCTTGCCATAGTGATTGTAAACTCATCACTACCGGGTACGGTTACTACTTGAAAAGGATTTGTTGTAAAATCTGTGCCTGAATATCCTGCTCCTACTGGAGGTGTAACAGATGAAAAAATAAAAATATCTCCTGGTTCTAAACCATGAGCTGCTTTGTTTACAGTGACGGTGGCTGATGTGTTAACAGTATCAAATGTACATCCTGTAAGTGCTGTGCCTAAAGGTGTAATATCAAAAAAAGCACCTTCATAATAAATTACTAATACTTTATTTGTACCTATTGCAGCATACTTTCTACCATCTAAATCGGCCCAGATAAATTGTTCTCTTGCTGCTCCTACTAAAGTGCTCTCTAAAATTTGTTCCCAACCACCTATTTTCTCTGGCAGACCATATCTAAACCTTACAAAATCACCATCAGTCCATTTACCTTCGGCTCCTGTCTGAGTAACTTGTTTATTAAATCCTGGGGCTATATTTACTTTTGTTAAGGGCATGCTCTATTATACCTTAATTCAACTATTTTTTAAATAGCACCTTGAGTAATAAGCTATACTCCGATTTTATCGGGTTATATTCACAAGTTTTTAACTGATTGTCTAAGATAATTCCTCTGTTTTGAGTATGGTCTAATTTTTTATCATATAGTAATTCAGTATATCCATCAGAAGAATCTATGTGATAAATTAATTTAATATAGTTATTTTCTTTCCATATATTTTTATCATCATTTATAATCTTCTCTTGTTTGGATTTATTACAAATTAAATAAAAACAGGCTTCAAAAATATGGTTTTTAATCTTATCTTGTATTGGCTCTAATAAGTTAAAAAAACTACTTGTAGCATTATTTTCAAATACTAATGCGTGATAAAACAGACTTGAGTTCTCTGATAAAAACCATGGAAAGTTTTTTTTTAAAGTATAGCTTATTCTTCTATTGTCTGAATTATTAATTAAATTGTTTTCACACTCAAACATCTTTTTTAGGCTTTACTGTATTTGAAAAACTTTGTTTTTTTTGTAATTCTTTATTAAAATTTAAATTCCATTCAGCTACTATTTTTACTAGATTGTTTCCAAAATGTCTTAACCCTTCAGCTGTTAAAATAATTTTGCCCTTTTTATTTATAATATCTATTTCTTGTTTAGAAAAAATTATATCGCATTCTCCAGTATCTTTATTTTGTTCAAACTTCATTTTCTATCAAATCCTAATATAGGTCTTTTATCTAAAAGAAAATCTTTGTAAGGACCATTCTTATCAACATAATGTAAAAAACATTGTGCATAATAATCTCCTGTAAATTTTTTTCTTCCATGTTTTATTTGTCTACCTAAATATATCACTGCATCTCCAGGATTTGTATTCACGGGTGTTTCATCCATGTATATTGGCCACTCTTCTCCGCTTTGCGCAAGATTAACTGTTACAGAATATTCACAAGATTCTCTATCTGTATGCATTGGAAGATCTGAAAAATATGTATACATCCTCCAAAAAGAATATGTAGGTAAAAGTTTTTTGTCTGTTAGTTTCTCAACTAAAGATTTTTTACTTATTAAAATACTTTCCATTAAAGGATCAGCATAAAAAAATGTATCATAATCAGTGTTCTTATCATACGCTTCATTTTTGTAATTATTTTGATGTCTTATAAATGTGTAATTTTTTAAAAATGTTAATTCACCTTTATCTAAAAAATTTTCTACTTTTAAATATTTTTTATTATGATCTAACTTGCCCATGCAACCACCGAATATTTAACACCTTTTTTTATTGGAAGAACTTTATGAGGATATAAAAAACAACTTGGCCAAACTATCATTCTATCCTTTTTTACTTCAATAGAAATTTTACCGCTACCAGGTATTTCAAATTCTAGTGCACCTTCTTCATAATCATCATTAACCAAATATATAAAACTTAAAGTTCTTTTTATACCAGGACCATCGTCAGTATGTTTCTTATAAAAATCCCCTTCACTATATTTTAAAATTTGAATATCATCAACTATGCAAGGAACACTGGCTTTTGTATCTTCAATAAATTTTAGTGCTCCTTGTGTAAAACAAACTTGTAATAGATTTGCCCAATGTATTTCTGTAATACTGTTTGTATTTTTATTTGTTAGTTCACATGTTTTAACAGAACGTTCCTTCAATTTTATTGTAGAAACTTTATTATCTACAACCTTTCCAACATTATATTTAAAAAAATTACTTTTTAATATTTCATAAAAGATATTATTTTTTCTTTCTCCAAGAACACCATCATATATTTTGATAAAATCTGATATTTTTTTTATTTCCATTTTATATCTTTTATCCAATAATTATTTTTATATCTATGAAAATCTGTCAAAAAGAATTTTTTAATAGTGCTAACATGATCTTTCTTTTTTTGTTTCTTAATTTTCATTTGCCAAGATTCTCTTTTAAAAGGTATTATCTGTACATAAGGAGTTCCTATTTCAATAATAGTATCTAACATAGGATATTTATCACCATTTACAATAAATGGAAAATTTACTTGTACAGGTAATGTGTCCGTATCAACAATACCAGGTATAATTGAAAATCTATCATCAGTATTATTTAAGGGTGGTAAAAATAAACAAGAATATCCTCTTGGTGTTTTTATATGCCAAGGGTTTAATATTTTTTGCACTGGTAGATCATTATTCTTTTTTAGATGGGGAGAACCAGCTACTTGAAAGGGTGGATGAAGCTGAGGGTGATGTGTATTTAAATTAACATATTCTCCAATGTTACTTGTAATTCTCATTTCTGTTTTAACATTTGCCTCATCAACAACATTATGTTTTAAATGAATACTCTGTGGAAGTGTTAATAAATAACCTGTTGTTAATGTTTGTAAAAAAGGGATACAACCTTTAACAGTTCTAGATTCTTTGTTGTGTTTAAGTTTTTTAAACCATTCAGGAATATTTGTTTTTATTGGTTTTGGATAATTTTCTTTTATATTTACATAATCCTCATGAGCACTAAACTCTATGATATTTTCAAACATCCAGAGAGTATAGATTTATTATGGTAATTGTAAAGGGTGAACAAATGAGATTGAATTATCAAGACAGTATTTTTCCCAGCTACTATTTATAGGATATGTAAGTGATGAAAAATCTAGATTATCAAGATAATTGTAATAACTCTGCCAAGATGCATTATCTGGATGTGATGTATAACCATCTATTGCAGTTTTTAAATGTTTTTTAACAGAGCTAATATAGTTTTCTAAATCCTCTTGTACTAAAGATATATCACAATCTTCAAAAGTATAATTTGAACCATTATACCCTGTAATATATTTTGTATTAATTTTTAAATAGTTATATTCATCATCAGATACAGATACTACATCATATACATTATCTATGTTTGTAATCATTAAATTGTCTTTAGCTGTATCATCCGCAGCTATTCTGTAGACTCTTGTCTGTTCTCCTTTAGTTGTAATATAATAAGCCATAATTTATTCCTATGATAATTCGTTTGCAAAAAGTACAATACCACCTGATGATCCACCAGGACCAGATCCGGGGTTATTAGCTACTCCTCCAGTACCTACACCTGGCATAACACCTACTATGTCTCTGTTATTTGTTAAATTTACATTAGCTCCTGGTGCATTTCCGTCTGCACCATTTGGTGTGTTACTGTTTTGAGGAATTGGTCCATTACCACCAGATCCACCATTTGCAGTAGCAAGGTTTCCAAAAGCAGAATTTCCTCCTGGGCTTCCTGCAGTGGCTGTGTTAGTTTGAACTACGTTTCCACCATTTCCGCCACCACCAACTGTGAAAGGATAGTTAGTGCTTGGGTCTAGAGATATTCCGTAAGCTCCAAAACCTCCGTCACCACCATTTGATCTTTTAGCGTGACGACCTGAAGATCCTCCGCCACCACCTGATAGATAAAGAAAAGCAGCATTTGTA